TCAAATTCCAATTGCAAACCAGAGGATATCTCCATTAGGTGATGTGTTGGCAAACAATTCCGCATATTGTGGTCCATAGCTCTGTACTGCGCTATTGGTTATATTTTGATCACTCATAATAGTACTTGAAAAATTAATATGAAATATTTTATTAAAAGCTATGGGATATGTCACCCTATGCGAGCCATAGCCGTTTTTAATAACTCCCCACTGCAAAATAAACCCATTGGCGAACTTAACCCATCCGTTCTGCGCAACATTCCCAGTCACAGACGTAGCGCGTATTTGATCCAGAATCCATTGAAGTGACTGTCCACCAAGAGCATTCGCATTAGATGCACTATCTGCATGTCCATGGAAGCCTTGTGCCCATACATGTCCCGGAAACGTAGAATTGCCATTCCCATCAAGCAGCGTAAGCGTTCGAATAAGATTTTGAAACACTCCACTATATTGCCGCACATAGATCGGCTCATTGCCATCATCACAGGTCGCAATTTCGGCATAGCCGCCGTTATTATCACCGCCGACACCTATGCGGAAATAATCATTCATTGCCATACAGGCTTTTACAAGCTCTTTGAAGCCATTCCGATCGGACATATCCTCAGCACGTTGCGCGACATCTGTTGTTGTGTTAATCGTGACATCTCCGGACCCATCAAAATAAGTTTCTCCACGTGTGCTTCCTATGAGGCGGATCACACGTGCATTGTTCAGTTTGCTCGCTGTTCCGGCATTGCCCGTGCAAGAATCCGCCTCTACGTTCGTAACATCGAGGATAATATCCTGTGTCCCATCGAATCCGATCCCCGCCGCCTTAATCTTCCCATCAAGCGTAATTGTCCGCGCACTTAAGAGTTTCCCTGCGACATTCGCAGAGTCTACCATACCTGACAGGGCGATTATGATGCGATCATTCGCTGCATCGGGCGTTAGGGTGATATTATTGCCCGCCGCAAGCATCAACGTGTCGGTCTTGTTGTCCGCCTGAATCACTGTGCCGTTGACATTGATATTAGAAAAGGCATTTTGGTTGACCTCTGCACCTGTATTAACGCTGTCGAGCTTCGCTTTGTCAGCGTTGCTCATCAACCCGTTGCTGCTCGGTGTTACTATCGGATGTGTGTGTCCTGTCAAGGAAAAAGCCTCGGCAGGCTTCCCCTCAAGTAGCGCAGCATTGAGGTTTTGGTTCAGTGTGCCATTATTAACGGCAACATTACCGATGGCATTTCCCGGTTCGAGCCCCTTGAGCAGTCCAGCATTTACCAATTCGTCATGAATGAGCGCCCTCAACTGTTCGCGCATCTCAGGTGGGAAATCTGCCAGATAGCCTTGATCCTCTGGTTTATTCACATCAAATGCCATATTATCGCCTCCTTAATATCCCTTAATTCGGATGTCCACATTACCACCAACATCGTTGTTATCATGATCTTTAACCTTGATCATACAATCCGTCTGCGTCTTGCTGATAAGCTCCGCATGCAATCCCTCACCAACGGCTGCGGGGATGACAACAGGAACGCTATAATAAGTATGCCCATATGAGATTTGACTGCCGCCCCTCACGATGAGTACAGTCATTGAAATATCCGTGTCCGGCACGTCAATCTGTACAATAAAGCGATTGACCTCAGGCGAACCCGTACCATCACCATTCATCAAGATGCGAAACTGCACGTAACGGAACGTAAATTGAAGCGGTTTGAAGATATTCCAGTCAATCCAAGTCACTCCATCCTGACTTGTCCGCACCTCGAGAGAGATGTGACCGTTGTCCCGAAGAACTGACGTGTTATTGAATGTTGTCGTGATATTGGCAGTAATTACGCTTCCGATGTCGATCATCTTACAAGTATAGACGCCGTTTTCCGCATAGTGTGTCTCGCTCTTTTTGAGTCGAAGGATACGCCTGCCGCCCACGTCTACAAATTTCACCTTTGGATAGTCGGAAAACCGTCCGCCGATGGTCTGCCAACTGATCTCAGACTCGGCAAATTCAGTGTTTTCATGCATCCCATCCGCTACTTCAAATTCGTCATAGGAATGGATGATATTTTTCGGCATAAGTTCGGTCACAGTGATCACAACACCTGCCGCAAGCACACTATAATGCCCAGCCTTATTGATTGCCTTGACCATATAGCGATAGGGGCGGCAGGTATCAATCTCGACTTTGTGGCTCGGTGTCAGTACACTGATCGCAACAATCTGACCATTTTCCCATGATATACCCTCGCGTATTTCATAGCCTGCAACATCTTTTTCCTCGGGCGTGTCCCAATAGAGTTCAATGCTATCGCCATTTTGGAACGCCTTGAGATTTTGAATGTCAGCAGGTTCGATTTTCGCCTGATAAGAAATAGAAGTCTCACCCGAATAGTACCCCGCAGCATTGAGTGTCTTAATCATAACGCGCACACTTTGGGATTTGTGCATTTTATAGGACGCATAGAGTTCACCCGTGATCGGCAACGCCTCCGAGGTTTCCCATTTGTCACCGATCCGCACCTCATATCCTTTGAGATCGCCGTCGAGAACACGGCTCCATTGAAGCATGAGGTGTGAGCGGTCATCTTCTGCCTGTCTGCACTGGAGATCGTGCACCGGCGAGGGACGGAGAGAAAAGACGGAGGAGATACTTGTCGCGTATTGCGATTCATGCCCTGCGATTGTGACCGCCTTGATCATCCACGATATCAGGCGTTCCTCATCAATCTTTATGTCATAATAGACACCTGACACACGCGGTGCGATGATGTTGCCACTCTCCCATGTGTCGCCCTCCTTAATGATATAGTAGGCGGTATCAGCGTCTGAAACCGTATCCCACGAGAGCCGAACAATGGATTTATCCGTTCCGGACTGCACTGCACGAAAGCCCGTTACATCAAGCGGCTCTATGGAGATTGTGATAGAGACGTTGGTGATCGCAGAAACTTGCCCCGCAATCGTCACTGTCTGCACCATGATGTTATACGTGCCAGATGCAGGTACGCTCCACGCATGCATTGTTTCTTTCGTCGCCGTGATGAGCGTGCCTGTCTCCCAGTCATCACCATATTTGATGATGTAGCGCGCAATATCCTCACCCGGCGATGGGGTAAAGGAAATGACAGCCTTACTGCGATCCTGTTTGCTCTGTACTGCGCTCAGATCTGTCACAGCGTCGGGAACAACGCGGATCAGCTCCGTCACATATGTGTCATTAACAGAATAGTTACCGCTGTTGTCGAGGGACTTCATACGGTAAGTATACGCGCCGTTGGCTTTTACGATATGGCTGAACTCGTTGCGAAATACAGGATCCCCGTTGAGTTTCCGAGCCGCATCCCAACTCAGATTGCCAAACCGAATCTCATAGCCGCGCAGATCGGGCACGTCTGATAAAGACAGCTCGTTCCACGAAAGAAAAATTTCCTCGCGGTTATATGGATTCTGACGAAGGCGCAACCCTGTCACGTCCGGTGGCGGCGCACTCTTGCCAACGAGTGTAATCACATCACTCACAGTACCCGACGACTCTACGCCATATCGCGTGACCGTTGTCACCTTGACACGGACGTGCTGCGCCTGTGGCAAGGCCTTAATGCGATAGTCACTGTCCGCCGCTGCGCCCGCAAATTTCCAGACCCCGCTCTTGTTGAGTTCATAATAGACGTTATAACCGCTGACAAGCCCCTTTAAACCGCCTTTAAAGGCGACAAGAACATCCGACAGAACCGTGCCATCGCGTAGGCGATAGGTGTCCTCATCCAGCGTAATATTCGTAACTTCCTGCGGCATGAGGCAATTCAGCGTATGTTCGTATACTGCAACATCCGCAAGAGATTCTTCCCCCGTCCCGTAGATGTTGAATGACGTGAATTTCAAATAGATCTTCTTCCCAAGATCATCAGTCGCATAGGGATATTTGAAGACTGCCGCATCCAAACGGACAAACGCGCTGCCCATCGGGTGCATCTTGATCTCTGAGCCATATCCACCACGTTGCAACGGAGAAAGTTCATATTCGCGCGCAGCCATGAGTTTCGCGCGACGATAGGCAATGATCTCACCATCCACATAGCATGCCGTTCGATATGACACCGCGTCATCGCGTGTTCCTGAGAGCAGCTCATCACCGGAGGAAAGCCGCACATGCAGGGCGTTTTTATCATCTGCAGCGCTTCCGATCGGCAATTCACCTATGAGTTCACCGCGCCGTGCAGGGCTGTCGATCTTTCCGATGCTCTTATAGGTGCTGCCGTCCGTGCTTGCCCAGACCGTACACCCGCCCCAATTCGGTGATTCTCCGTTTGTTGCGATCCACGTTTCAAATCCTGTGTCCGTCATCTCCGGAGGCGGATTGAAAATAACAGGGCGCACAACACTTCCGGGGCTGACGTTGTAATCCATCTTGGGGCGCTGCGCAGCCTGCGTCGTATAAATGGTCGGGCTGTTGATTCCATCCGGGCAGTCCTCCGCCGTGATTTTAAGATTGAGTTCCTCGTCCTCCTCGATCGTGAGGATACGCACAGGATGACGATCCAGCCCCAGAATCTCATCCGTGAGTGTCACCACGTCCATCGGGTCGAGGAGACAGTGCCGCCACGAAAGCGTAAATTCATATTGCGCCGCAATGTAGAGCTTGCGCTGAAGGATTGCCTGTGCCGCAAACGTCGCAACATCCGGCTCCGTGATAAAGTGCATCTCAATGCTGTCTGCCGTGCGGATGCCGCGCTGACTGATGTCGGCGTCGTCCGTCGCCTTGATCGGCTCGACGTTGTAATCATTATTCCGGTTGAGGATTTCGACGGGCTGCACGTTGTAGCGATCAGTTGTCAGATTCGGACGGATCGTGATCGGTGTCTCACCCTCGGTATAGACAAGATCATCGTGTGTAATATCATAGAGCGGTGCTTTCGGCGGCGTATAGGTCACACCGTTTGTCGTTTGCTGCGTCAATCCGTACGGAACAAATTTAAGTTTTCCCTGACTCCATACAGGAGCGGCATTGGCAGCTTCCAGAAGGGCGGCGATGAGTTCGTGCGCTTCCTTCTGACTGTCATAGGCGGGCGAGAAATAGATGCCGTTGACCGTACAATAATGCTCGAATTGCGACGTATCCGCGAGATACCGTGCAGGGAAGCCGACCCCGATCTGCGTGTCCGAGAGGATGCCGCGAATAATGGAGATCGGCGCAGCGTCCTCCTTGCCCGGGGCAATGTCCCGACCTGCCACCTCGTAGTTAAATGACGGAACCGTCGCCGATGACAAGAGCTCGAGGTTCGGACTTGCAATATAGCACGTCTCCGGATAACCGAGGGCGCGCTCCGGATGTTTGCCGACCATCCACGGCCACGGAGCTTGCCCGGCTGTACCTGTATAGACACTCATGCGAAGGTCTTCGAGTTTTGTGTGCACCTCCTTATTCTTCCAAACACGCTTAACACCTTCGACAGGCCCCTCGCAGAGTGCAAAGATCGCAGCAACCTCATAGGTGTACGTCGTATGGGACGAGGTAACGCCTCCACCGCCGCCCTTGCCCCCGCTGCGTGTTGTTGTCGTATGCGGAATCGCGGTAAAGTCGATATAGTCAATCATATTGCCCGCAACGCGCGCCGTGCCGAATACCACGGGTATCGCAATACCATAGGTGCTCTGCGAGATCGCAAGACTGCCGATCCGCGTGTCTGCCGTGCTGACTGTCCCGCCGCCTCCACCTAATATCGCGCCCATGATTTACCTCCAGTAACTATAGATTCCACTCTGCCGCTTCTGCATATCCGCGTCATTGCCGTCTGCAAGGACGACACCAAGCCCTAGATAGGCGTGGATCATGCGCGGCCAATCGACAACCAGCGCCCCGTGACTGATGCAGCGTCCATAGCGGTAGACAACGATATCCCCGGGAAGCGGTATCTCACGCTCGACTTTGTGACAGTAGCGTGTCACCCATCCGAGATAGCGCTCCGCGCTCCGATGCAGATGCCAGTCCATCGGATAGTATTCAACCTCGGTATCCGGAATAAGCCCGACATTGATAAACGTCTGCAAGATGAGCATCCCGCAGTCCGTGCCGCCGCCCTTCACTCGCCCCGCGTGATGATACGGCGTTCCGAGCCACGTCAGAGCCTCGTCGACCACCTGCGCGCGTTCACACGTTTCTTTTTCGTTCATCTTACCCCTCCTCTAATATGCTGTCTCGGGTACGGGGATGAACGGATAGCCCCGAAAATGTGCGAGATTATCAAAACGCAGCTTGCAGCAGTTCATACTTTTGTCACAAGCGGGCAAAACACTGAACGTATCTCCTATGTCAGGAAGATAGTAGAATGGCATAACTACCGTAATCGCGCCTCCCTCGTTCGTACGGATCGTCCGCATAACGCCCGCATTGCGCCCGGAGGTAAATATAATGTGCCCTTGCGCAAGATAGGCGTTTGCAAGCGAAAGATTCGTTTCTATGACGCTGCGCGTTCCGCCCGTCGCTGTGCCCCGCTGCCGGAATTTTTTCAGATCGACCCCGCAACTCATATCTCCGAGGGTGTAGATACAGGGCGGATAATAAAGATGCGTTGGAAATTTGACGTTGAGCAGTTCTGTCATGGATGCTACCGTAGCCTCGATCGTAATGCCGCCCGCACGCTCGATATTCAGTCTGCCGAGCCACCAGAGCAGTGCATAATCAGGGTCAATGCGTCCCGTGAACACGGTGAACGGCTGTGGAGAAAAGAGCCGATGCAGCTCTACCTCAGCGTCTGCAAAGCGTCCTGCCGCAACGCCCTGCATGATGGTCGTTTCACGGTCAAGGCGTTGCGCCGCATCCACAGTGATCGTCAGGTGCATTTCGTCGACGGTGATATCATTGGTCTGCGTCGTACCGTCACGCTCAATCGCAAGCGGCGTATAGCGGTCGTCTCCGACCGTGAGCACGATGTCCGCTGAAGTATACCGCAGCGCAGTTCCGTCTGTCAGCGTGATTTTATAGAGATCGGCGATGTAGAGCGTCTGCGATTCAATCAGCAGACGTTTCAGTCGCTCACTCGCTTCTTTCATGACGCAAACACCTTCCTTGATGTGACAAATTCGACCGACCGCGCCGACCAGAGCTTAAAGGCAAAGTTCTGAAATTCAAGGGATGATTCCTTAAAGCGGCAGCGGTAGTAGAAATCTCCCGACCATGTGAGGCGTTTTCCCGCTGCGGGTGCTTCAGTGAATGAAACTATCCCACCGTGTATCGCATAGCCACTGTCCAGCAGTATGTCCCCGGCATAGATCGTCTCGCTTGCCGTGTCATAGAGCGGCTCGATAAAACCGCCGATATTATGACAGAGTTCAAAGTGCGTCGTTCTCCCATCTCCTACACCAAAGGTTTGACGGCTGACCTTATGATCGCTCGGATCGCGATAGAGGAAATCGACCGCATTGCCGCGACAGGTAAGGAAGAATCCAAGGAGCTTTTGCAACTCCCCTTTTGTTCCTGCACTCAGGCAGTCATAGGATAGTGAGAAATGCCAGCGCGGATACGCTGAGAGTGAGGCAGCAATGTCAACGCCGGACGGGCTGACCTTTGAGATCGTGAAGAACTCAGGCGTTTTCGTAACATCCCACGAAAGTCCGCGCAGTTCCGGAAACACGCTGATCGCCACAAGTATCACCCTTTCAAATTGCCCCGATTGAATTTCCGATACTCGCCATTGAGCACCTTCACCATGTATTTCGCATTCTCGCGCATCTCACGCCGCACGTCGGCGTCCGTGCGCCCCGTATGCACGGCGCTGTAAGACAAATTGATCTGCGGCGCCTGCCGCGTACCGCCGCTCGAAAGGAGGCTGCGCACGCCGTCCGCCTGTCCGCCCGAGGCGGGGACGATCATCTCATCCTTGTGCACCATCGCAAGGGTATCTGCCGGGAGACGCCACGAGCCAACATCAAATGACGGAATCCCGGTGAGGCGCGGCGTCTTGTAGTAACTGTCAGGATTGCGCCCAAGATTGATGCCCGGCCCAGTGCTCTCCGTCTTCGACGATTTCCCTCCGCCGAACAATCCGGTAAGCGCCGAGAGAACAAGCATAATCGGGAGCATTTGCAGCATCGCCGTAATGCTCGCTTGTATCGATGCGACGGATGCTTGACCCGCCGCTGCCGAGGATGCCACGATCGTCTCATCCTTTGAGGTCTCCATCGCTATTTGCGTTGTTGCTTTCTCGGTTGTTGCCGCGACCTGCTGCGCGCCGCTCATCTGCTCGACAGCCGTGCGCTGCATTGCACCTGCCTGCGCTGCAGCCGTCCGCGCTGTCTGCGTTGCCTGTTCGGCTGCAATCGCCGTCATATCCGGTTTTGATTTCTGCTGGAGGACTTTCGCGAACGCTTTTTGTACAATGTTTCCGGAGATCTGATTCGTGATCTGCTTGAGGATGCTCGACAAGGTAGAGGAGATCAGGGAACGGATGCCTTCAAGCACGCTTTTCGATCCCTTCGCTACATCCTGCATAATCGCAGACATTTCGTCGGCAAGCGTGTCGCGCACGCCTTTGATAATGCCGATCTCTTTTTCTTTCTGCTTTTGCTGGATGCTGATGAGCTTTTCTGCATGCTGTGCATAAAGCTCTTCCAGCGACTTGAGTGCTGCAATCGTCCCCTCTTCGTTTTTGGAGTTCAGCAGCATCTCATTGAGATAGATTTCTTTATCGAGCTCCGTCCGCGCATTCGCATATCCTTCATATGCGTCTGTCATCTTCCCGATGTCGATTGCGCTGTCTGTCAGCTCTTTTTTTGCCGCCTTGCGCTGGATATTGTAGCGCCGATCCTCAAACTCTCTCTGCTTCGCGAGGAGCGCATCCTGCGTAATACCGCCCGCATTGTAGAGCCCCTCAAGACGCTTTTCTTCAAGTGTGATAGAATCAAGAGTTTGCATACGCTGATATTCGAGGAGCTTATTCTGGATCGTCAGCTCATAATCAGCAAGCTGCTTTTCTGCGTTGAGCACTTCCGTGAGAGAGGACTTATACCAGCTCGTCGCTTCAATCTTCGCTTTGTATGCGTCAATCTGATGCTCTTTCTCATCGTCTGTAAGGCGGGCAGCCTCCATAAGGGCCTTTGCCCGGAATTCAACCTCTGCATTAAGGTTCGCCCGCTTCATTGCGGCGAGTTCGGATTGATAAGTCTGTTCGCTTACCTTCCCGCGAATATGCGCGTTTTCAAGATCAATCTCTCGCTCTTTAAGCTTCTCAACAAAGACTTCTTTCTCGAGAGCGTAAAGCCCGATCTTGTAATCCATCGCTTCTTGCTCGGATTTCGCGACGTTTTCGAGATATTGTTTGTAGAGTGCCTCCTTTTCGGCCGCCGTGTACTCTGCAAGCTGTAGCTGCTGTTCATACAGCTTTTTTGCGGCTTCATAGGCGCTGGAACTTTCGCCGCCACCGTCGTCCTTTCCGCCGCCGTCCTTTCCGCCGCCTCCGCCACCGCCGTCAAAGCCAGCTTCATCGCCGGCGTCGATCGGCAGGTCTTCGCCGCCAAACCCCATTGCGCTTTTGAGGCCTGACCAGAGGGACGAGCCTGCCGCTTTTGCAAAATTGAGTGCCCCCGACGGATCGGATGCCGCACCATAAATCGCTTGCCCAAGGCCTTGAATGCCATCCCAGAACCCAATACCGATATCTTTGATGCCTTGCATCATCCCTTTTGCGGCTTCGGCAGCACCGGAAAAATCGCCAACGAGCGCATTGCCAATCGTCAGTGCAAGGCTTGTAAAAATCTGCCCGATGCCGGAGCAAATCTGTCCGACGCCATCCGCAAAGTTATTAAGTCCATAGATCAGCCCATCACAAGTGCCCGCCGTCGCCTCTTTGATATCTGTGAATCCACTCGCCCATACGGCGGCAAGAGCCACAACAACCGCAATACCCGCCGTCGCCGTTGCGTAAAAACTGAGCAGGGCGACACGTCCAACCGCCAGCACCGACCGCATTGTAATAAGCGACCCGCAATAAGAGAGGATAGCGCGCACACCGCCGAGAGAGAAGGCGAGAGACGCTGCAACGACCGTGCTCCGCATCGCCACAAGAGCGGCGCGCGCGCCAGCCATCGCCCCCGTCATCTTCCCGTGAACCGCAGTAAAGAGTTGGCCGGAGAGAACATACTTGCCGAGCCCGATCGTGCCTGCGGTAAGCCCTACAACAAGGCTCCTGATTCCGTTGGTGCAGAGTGCAACAACATTTGGCATAGAGGTCATCATAACGCCGACACGCGCAAACGGTCCGCCGAATGCGGCGATTGCCGCAGCGGCAGCGCCCCACCCGAGCGTTAATGCCGCGACGGCAGCCGTCAGGCTTGTCGCGGTAATAATAGCGTTGCGTGTTTCCGGGTCGATCCTGTTAAAGGTCTGCAAAAGGTTTGTAATCGCCTTTGAAAAACTTGTTAAAACAGGGAGCACGCTGTTGCCGATCTGAATCTGCAAAGACTTGAGCGTTGCGTCCCACTGTCTTTGTGCGGCAATATATGACTTGAGCGCGGAGACGTTTCCAAAGACAAGGCCTAGGTCTTTTGCCTTTTGCCCCATCTTTTCAAGCCCTTCGCGGCCTTGATTCAGCATCGGGATCATGGCGCGCCCTTCACGTCCGAATACACTCATTGCAAGAGCAGTCTTCTGGACGCCATCCGGCATAGACTTAAAACGATCCGCAACCATGCCGATGATATCATTCGTCGGCAGGAGCTGACCATTCGCATCATGCACGTCAATCCCGAAATGATTGAAGATGTTTCCGGCATTATCCGTATCTCGCTCGAGGTTTGCCAGCGAACGGGACAGGAAGCCGATATTTTTCGTGAGGTCAGCCGTACTCAGGCCGACCTGACTTGCTGCAAACGCAAGTTCTGAAGATGCGGCAATGCTCATGCCGCTGGTGCGAGAAAGTCCTGCAAGCGCCTTTTGGTATTCGATCGCCGCGTGAGTCGATGTTCCAAAGACGCCCACGATCGCAATTCCTGCCGCGCCGATTGTATTCTTCATGGAGGCAACAGAGGATCGGATGCTGCCCATTGCGCTCGCAATGGATGACCGTACGCCGTTCATGCCGCTGCGCGCACTCTGCTGCATGTTCTGCATCGCTGTACGCATCTGCTGCGCCATACCGGAGGCGCTCGATTTCATTTGCGCGGCGCCGTTATTAAGCGCCTGCTGCGCCGTATTAATGCCGGATACAAAACCATCCGGCGACGCCGTAATCTTTACGTCAATCTGATCATCTGCTGCCATACTCTCACCTCCTATGCGAGGTCAAAATCTCGGCGGAGCATCTCCGCTGCGCCGGATTGTGCCTGTATATCGTAATAACTTTCGTCGTAGTAGGTTCCTATCTGCTCATTGCCCGCCGCGGGCTGCGCCTCATCCGACGTGAGTTTCATGCCGAGGTATTCGCAAATCGCCGCCAGACAAACATGCGCGGGCGGCGATTTTCTCCATACCTGTTTGAGTGCTTTGTAGCGTTTGAGCGTCATGCTGTGCCGGATATGGTCGATTGTCCACCCCGTTGCGCAAGCGATTTCTGCATAGATCGCTTGAAAATCTATGCGCTCGCTGCGGGCACCGCTTCCCCCGAGCCGGGCGCTCCCTGCTCAAAACCGCTTTCCGCAAGGATGTACTGAAAGAGCTTCACTCCCGTGCGGAGATCAATCATATTCTTGAACTCCGCCTCTGTAACCTCCGGATAGTTGCGGCTGAAGGCAAGGTATAGGAACCGGGAGATTTTACAGATCATCTTCATACTGTCTTCCTCGGAGAGCTTCTGGATCTCCTCGATTTCTCCCATGTTCTCCTCAAGCTGTGCAAGACTCAACCCCGGGAAAATATATTTCTCCCCACGAATCGTAACCTCAACGCCCTCATAGTATGCCTGTTTACTCATTTGCTAAATCCTCCTTACTCGAGCATGCTCAACTCGCCAACACGGTTCGCATCGTCAGCCATCGCCGCGAAGTCAAACTCAGGAATGGAGAAATCCTCGAGTTTCGTCGAGATCAGTGAGAGCTTCGAGGATGTACAGGCATTGAGGATCAGCGTGATCTGCTTACCGCTGAAGCGACCGTTGAAGATTGACTTGAAAGTCGGTGCCTCACCCATGAGCTGATTGTTGATCGTGATACGGCTGCCGTTCTTTTTATCCTGATAGAGATACGAGACATACACGATCTTTTCTTTCAGCGCTGCGTTAAACGTGTATTTCCCAGTCTTCTCATCCAGTGCATACTCGTCTTCGCCCGGCGTATCCTTCACGCGCGTCAGTGTCTTGCCTGCATAGTTCATAACACCGAGATTTTCAAGGAACGACGTATTCGCCTCAAACGCCGGCGTCACTGTGAAGTTGGTCTTATCGACGGTGAACTCCTTGTTGAAGATCGCAAGTGTCTGACCGGGCTGAACCTCCTCATTGAAATACAGATCGTTGTACGTATCTGCGTTGATCTTCGCGAACTTCGCCTTACAGATAACCTTCTGCTGTCCACGTGCGGCAGCCTCTGCGAATTGATACTGTCCGAACAGTTCTTTGTTCGAACCGGAAAATTCGACGCTGACTTCCTGCATCGTCCCCAGAATGCGCGGCGTTGCAATCTCCTTTTTGGGGATCGCAATCATCATGCCTGCCCCAAAATTGTATTGTGCCATTGTATATACCTCCTCAATCTACCGCCAGTATCACGAGCGGGATAATCGCAACCGACTGAGCGCCAAGAACGCCCGCGTCGGTTTCGATTTTCCCCTCAATCCGGCAGTCCATGACAAGCCCGTTAAGAGTCTGCTCTGTTTCACCGAGTTCACGGCGCGGCCGGAGCGCATCCGCGATCTTATCAACAACATGATTCATCTCGGTCGCCGTAACCGCATCCTCGTCGCCGCCCGTGTTCACATAGACGTATACATCCATTCTGAGCGTCCAGACGGCGCGCAGGCGGTCGAGCTGTTCGCCGTTCTGCGCAAGGAATACGGCGGGCTGCTGTATTTCCGGAACATCGCTCCAGTGCTTCAACCTCCGGCTCCATGTGATCACATCATTGCCAACGCGATCGTGCAGCCAGTCAAATACACCGCCGTAAACGACCTCGCGGTTCATTGGATCGCCTCCTTTACGGCATTGTCGAGCTCTGCCATAATCTCAGTCCTCTGATCATCAAGCGCCGAACGAAGAAATGAGTGTTCCGGATAATCAACATGCCGCGCATGTGCGCTGATCACAATCCTCTTTGGTGTTTTGAGCATCTTGCCAAACGCCATCTTGATTGTCCGCATATGCTCGCGGACATTCTGTGTGCCCGAAAATCCGTATTCGTGAAACGCTGCATACTCGACGTTTGTGCCGACGCGTCCAACAATACCGCTGCCGTCGCGTGAAACTTCCTGATGGATGCTGCCGCGCAAATTATTGGTGCGCACCTTCAAGACTTGTCCCGAAAGCTTGTTACGCACAACATGCGCCTGCAAGCGGATTGTGATGCGTCCCATACTATCAACGAGTTTTCCGTCAATCGTGCCGGATGCGCGCTGAAACTTTGCACGGAGTTCGTCATCACCGACAATAACAGCCTCAATACTCACGGCGTCACCCTCTTATATTGCTGCACAACCGCGCGGCCGAAGTCGCTCAGGTCTTTTTGCGAGTATGCGACGGTCTGTCCGCCAACGTCTTTCGAGACCTCGCCGATGCGGCTTTTTTCTTTGTACCGCAGCGCGGCGAGTTCGCAGCATGCGAACCGCACATCATCCGGGACATCCAGATACCCCTTCGTGTGCTCATAGTCATGCTCCAATCCTTCACGGCGATTCATCTGAGCGAGCAGGAAGCTTGATGCGGCGCGGATCAGCATCATCAGCAGCGCGTCATCCTTATTGCTTCCTGTCGTTATGCCAATGTAGTCTTTGAGCTCATCCAGCGTAATGAGCTCATGCTTTGCCATCGCCGTTATCCTTATTCTTGCCGCCGGACTTCCCGGCTTCGCCGCCGCTTTTCTTTCCTTCGCCATCGGCGGTTTTGTCATCCTGTGCGTTGTCTGCACCGGTGGAGTTGCCGGATCCGTCGTTGTCCGTATTGCCTGCGTCGGATTTATTATCTTCGGGATCCTCGGTCAAGGAGGCAACCTCTTCTGCTGTTGGGGGTTCAAGTCCGAACAAATTCGCTTCCGGCAGTGTGATCGGCGCATCGATGAACCCGTTCTCCGCCGAATAGACCGCACCGCCGACAACGATTTCTGTCACATCATTTGCTTTCAGCAGCATGTTTTACACCTCCTCACGCATCCGCAATGTTCGTAATAACGCCAAACGCAAACGGCGCGTAAAGGGCAAACGCCTCCGTCGCATAGACGCCGTACTCATATTTGCGGGTTTTGCGCGGCCACTCCGTCTGGAAGTAGTCCTGCTGACAGCGCACCTCGGCAATATTGGCGACATTGCTCACAGGGTAGGGCATAGTCGTCGAGCGGAACAGGATCGTCCCGGCGGGCATATTCGGATGCAGAACGATACGGACAAGCGTGCCGCCGCTCATCGTGTACTTGTTGAGGTACGAGCCGACGGCCGTGCCTGCCGAGAGCGTTGCCGCCTGCGTAGTGCTTGCGTCAAAGTTAAAGCGGATCAGATTGCTTCCACCGTTTTCGAGCACCTTCTGCGTGATGTTCTGGAGCTCCTGCGCGCTGACGTAAATCTCGTCCGGCGAGGCCTTGTACTTATCCCAGAACCAACGAAACGCCTCGTCGATCTCGACAATCCCTGCCGCTTTGTCTGCCGTGAGCCCCGCAGCGGTCGGCATGGTCTTGAAGTATCCGCCGTTCTGAATGGTCTGCGTCAGGTAGCCGTCAATGATGAGGTCATTCGCCGACCAATCCTCCGCAGGAAGGTCTTTCGCCTGCTGTGTTCCTTCGGCGTTTGCCGTGATCGTAACACTGCTCGTCGTTGTGATCGCGCCAAGCTTCTCCGCGTTCTCCGCGCCCCAGAACCACGCATAAGCAAAGGCGCCCTTCGTCGGGGCAACAACGGCCGTGATGCTGTTTGTCGTACCCGCGCCGGTTGTTACATTCGCCGCATCGGACTTCTGTGCAGCACCGCCGCCGTAAACATCCTTCGAGCCGTCTGCATTTTCACGTGTCACCTTCGCTTTGACGCCCGTCATCACATTCGCTGCATGATAGCCCTCGAACGTGAGTGCGGCGCAGATGACAGAGATCTTTGTCGACGCCGCAAGGCTTCCGCCCGTAGTCTTTGCCGCAAGCGTCGGCGTCTTCGTCTTGCCGAGCTTCATAGAGCAGTTGCCGCCGAGCAGCACCTTCTCCTCGCCGATGATAACCGCCTCAAGCAGGTTCTTCGTGCAGATCGCACGGAGATTGTCAAAGCCTTCACCCTGCAAAACCGCTTCATCCGTTACGAAGTTTTCGAGACCGAGCGTCTTATAGAGCGCAAACGCATCCTTCGTCTCAATCGAGATTACGCCGCTGCGCTGCCCCTCAGAAACCCCCATCGAAACGCTGTCAATATTGACGCCCGTGATTGCTTTCCAATGCGTAGCATCGCCGCCGCCCCCCTTCACGCGAGGCGTGGAGTTGCGCAGCGGAGAGAGCACCGGATACATGAGGCGCGCGGCAGGCTGCAAGTCATAGTTCTTGAGTCCGTTCCCGGTCGTGAGACCGTCCGCCTTTTTGAGCGGCGTCGCGAGCGCGCCGTGCAGAGCGGCGTCCATGCGTGCCAATGTCTCTTTTGTCGTCTGATACATGCTCATGTTATTTTCCTCCATCATAATCATTAGTATGCCCACGAACGCTGTGCGCTGTGCTGCTGCTTAATGCGGTCAAGCGCATCATCACCCCCTGCGGGAGCGTCCGTCTTCTCGGTCTTAAGCTTGAGCCCGTCCGTTTTAAGCACGATGCGGGAGGGCGCGGCGGTTTTTGCAAGCTTTTCCACCTGTGCCTTGAGCGCAGCCGTTTCCTTGTCTTTTGCCGCAAGCACGGCCTCCATCTTCTGTACGGAGGCGCAGACAGGCTTCAACGCCTCAGCAACGGCCGCCTGTACGGCTTTTGCAACATCATCAGTCTCCGCCGGATCCTTCGGATCGTCGCCGTCCTCGGATTTCTCCGGCGCAGCGGATTCCTCGGGTGCGTCCGTTTTCTCCGGCTCCGCATCGGTATCCGTACACTCTGCGATTGCCTCCGCGAGATTCGCAACGCAATCCTTGAGCTTCTCCGGTACATTCTCATCATTGGCGAGCCCTGCGTTGACGTCGCTGATCAACGCGCCGAACTCCGCAAGGTCAATCTTCTTCACTGTATCTTCCATGTCATTCCATCCTTTCAACACCATATTCCGGATGCTGCCATCCGATTTAATCACCTCGACGATACTCGCCGACGGCACGCACGGCCGATCGGCAAGGGAGAGCTCCTGCGGGCGTAAGGTGTAGCGCATCGCCGCACCGTCTTCCCAGCGTTTGATGTAATGTCCGCCAAAACTCAGCCCCGTGTAGACACCCTCGAGCACCTTGTTCCACTCGGCGTCATCCACAACCTTGATGCAGACATTAACCGTTTTGCCCTCGTCATCAAAGTCGATCGGGCGGACGATCTTGCCTGCGGAGATGTCGCCGTGCATCGCGCGGACGTTGCCGTAATTCGTGCCCCCGCTTTCCTTCGCCTGTTCTGCTGACCATGTTTCGATATACGGTTTTGACGTTGTATAGTCAAAAATCTCACCTACGCGGTCAATCTCCTCGGCGGCGGCAATGCCATAGACAAGCCGTCGGTCTTCCTCGATTTTTCGAATCGGGATATAGAGCAATGTTCCACCTCCTAAAATCCTCTGTATGCGTTTTTTGTGGTCGATGTATATAAACCCCTTCGTTTCAGATTTTCCAATTTTTTAAAAGGTGTTTGAAGGGAATTAAAAGGTAATCTAGTTCTCTCCATCCGTCATATCCTCATCGAGGACGGGGAGGAGTGTGCAAAAGCAGTTCGGATGATAGGGCGGGGCGTCATGTCCCGAAGGGAAATTTTCGTCAATGCCGACAGTCCCCGCTTCGGCATTCTCCACGCACATCGGACAGCCGCCGTCGATGCAGAGCGACTGTTTCCCTTTTACAATACCGGACGCCTTCCAGCCGATGAGATTGCCGTTTTGGTGAGCAAATTGGAGCTCTGTTCGGCTGATCATATCTGCACGGCGCTGCCAAAAATGCTCATCATCCCGAATGGTCGCCGTCAGTTTCTGCGGACTCCAGCCCTCATCGATTGCCTTACTGAGGGTGCCGCGCAGCACTTCCCGCGTAGACTCCGTGATCGCCCATTTGGGATTAGGGTTGTCGACGTATTTCTCGCCGTTCCACTTTTTCCCGACGAGCTCGGCAGCGCGTGTCCGCGCCCACTCCTGCGCATCTGCATCAACCATATCCGTGATCCCGTCCGTCGATACCTTGATCCTGCGCAGGCCTTCATATGCGCCGGCCTTTGCAATCTCTTCAAGGCATTCGGCAGCGTCATCAAACAGGGTTGCCCAGCCGTCAAAATCCAATTCGTCAAGTGCCATCTGCATGAGCTTTTTCTTTTGCTTTGCATCAATCTTCTCTGCACTCTCCATTGCCTTCGCGTAGGAGCGTTCGAGTTGGCGGAGGAGATCAGGCTTAACCCGATCAAACATCTTTTGAATGGCTGCGGCGAATTTCTTTTGCACGGCGTTTGTATCAGGAGCATCTCTTTTGCGTGCAGGCGGCGCATCTGTTTTATGTGCGCTGCCGCCGTCGGCAAAGATCGCCGGGAACTGCGCTTGCGGAGGTGACAGAGCCGCAAATTCCTCTGTCTGCTCCTCGGTGAGCGGATCGTAGCCAAGGCGACTGCGGACTTCGCTCGGTGTGAGGATATGCAGATTGACATACATCTGATCAATCTGTGCTTGCTTGAGCGGCTCAACCTCCTCTTTGGTCGCCCAGACAAACTCCACACCGTCTACGTCAAAGTAGTCATGCAGCAGGATGTCCATGATCTCCTTGAGATAATTCATGAACGCGCGCTGCCCTTCGCTCTGACTTGCCGCCTGCGTGGTCTCCGCCGTTGCGCGGTTTGTTTCCTTGACGAGTGCTGTCGGCGGCAGGTCGAGTGCATACGAGATGATGCGCGCAAGCCACTCGTCGAACTCATCCTTCATAGGAGAATCTTTTGGGAAGATCGGATTCATGCCCGCCGGAACGAATCGTGCCTTGCGCTTTATATCGGGGTTCTGCTCGAATATGAGATCCCAGTATTTCTGGAACTCGCTGATCTGGTCAACTGTCCAATCGGGCGGACAGGAGAGGAATGCCTCGGGAATTGTCCCCTGTGTGTAGTAGTCCAGCTGATACATCTGCCGATTGAGCGCAAGGTTGACGGTCATGATGACCTGTTCCACCTTGCTCAGCCCGTAGAGTTTATGTGAACGAACATTGCGGGGGAAGTAGAGCAGCTCCTCCGTCGTTAGATCGACCGCCGGAATCCCGTCAATGATCTGCTGGTAGGCGGGGAGGGGCGGCATAGGCGTGCGCCCCTCGTCCGTAATATTCACCTTGATCGTCGCTCCGTCGACAAGTTCGAGTGCGTAGATATGCCCGGCAATATTGCGTCGGACATAGATCGCAGGGGCGTCGATAACAAGCACATCCTCAACGATTGCCCGCATCCAGCGGGAAAAGCTGTGTACGCCGTCGGGACGGCGGAGCTGTTTATAGAGCCGCTCCGCCTGTGCCCGTGCAACAGGATCGCTCTTATCGATCGCCGCAATGTTCCACTCCATTGCCTCAATCTGGTCTTTGCGTTTCTCGATCGCAAGACGGAGGAGGTCATAACCATCGGCGAATCTGCGCAGCTGTTCGAAGGTGACTTCCGCATCTGCGCGTGGCGTTGTGCGGAGGTTGCTCTGCACATCAAAATCGAACTGCGAGGGCGGCGAGCCTTTCGGGAGCGCCGGCTTCTGCGGCTCACCTGCGCTTAAATACGCTTTGATAAAACCTTGAACGCCGCTTAAAAACTGTGTTCCAAAGCTCATGTCCCGCCTCCTTTCAAAGCACCCTTGAGAGCTCCGAGCAGTCCTTTCTCCTCCACTTGTTCGCGGTAGTAGTCAAGAATGCCGAAACGTGTACTCGTGATCATCGTGAGTGCACCGCTTACCGCATCGACCATATCATCATGACGGCCGTTCGGAAAAACCTCGGCCTCGTCTAAAAAGTCCTTGTTCCAGTCGCCAATAACAAGCTTCACATTGCCGGCCTCCGCTGCCGCCGAGAGGGGCATGGCGCGCTCGACTTTGTTGCTCGTCTTTTTGTCGCCGTAGTAGGTATAGCCCTTGAGGACGCTGCGGCGATAATGGTCAACGGTATTAACGCCCGAGGATCCCGGTTCTTGTTCCATGCAGATTTTCACGCTGCGTCCATCTGTGGCAGCAGTCTGTGCAACCAGACGCTCCACGCCGAGCGGCGAGCTCTGCACATGACGGATATCTACAATGTAATAGATACCATCCTTCTCGGCGATCCGCGCGCCCGCCGTCCAGTCAGGATCTTTGCCTGTGCGTTTTTCCGTCGCCGCTAGATCCCAGTAACGGACACTGCGTGCATCACGCGGATAATCCCGCATAACCTCAAACCATTCCCGTTTAAACATCCGCACAGCATCCGGCGGCTGTGGATTTTGCTGGTAGAGCGCGTACCAGTCACGGCTTCCAACGGTCTTTTTCTTTTTGGCAAGCCAGTCTGCGCCATACCGTTCCGGCCAGAGCGGTTCACCCGGCTTGCGCCCAAGCGGATCATCCTCCTCCGCCTCGCATGGCAGATTGATGATCTCCCAGTGTTCACCGCTCTCCTTTGCTTCCTTGAGGATACGGCCGGCAAGATCGTCTTCATGCCAGCGCGTCATGATGAGGATAATCCGTCCGCCGGGCGCAAGACGTGTCAACAGGGTTGCGCTGTATTCATCCCAAATGCCCTCGCGCACCGTCTCCGATTCCGCTTCCTTGCGGTTCTTCACAACATCGTCGATGAGGAGGAGATCGGCACCCTCGCCGGTGATGCCTCCGCCAAGGCCGACGGAGATCATGCCGCCAGCATGTCCCTCAATATCCCAGTTCGTTTTAGAGCTGTTCGAGCGATCAAGGCGGATGCCGAAGAGCGCTTCTCCGAAGTCAGCGACCTTCTTGCGGTTGCGGTTTCCGAACTTCTGTGCAAAATTCGCGCTGTAACTGACCTCGATCACGCGCCGATCAGGATTACGCCCAAGGAACCACGAGGGAAATGTCTCCGTCGTGGATTGAGATTTTCCGTGACGCGGCGGCATGAAGATCATCAGGCGGTCAATTTCGCCGCGCTCGACGGCCTCCAGCTTCTCGCAGACGAGATGCAGGTGGCGGCACGGCTTCCATCTGCCATGATGCGCATATTCACAGTACGCTTCATAACTCCTGCGATACTGCTCCAGCTCCGGGCTGTGCGTTCTCTTGCCGACAAGCTCTTTTAAGACCGACATGCCCGCGCCTCCTTTATTGCTTTTCCTTCGCCTCTGCCGCAACAGCGTCAACCATGCCAATCAGCCGCTCAAGCACGTCAGGATTCTTCTCAAGTTCTTCCTGCAAGCTTGTCTTGATACGGGAAATAGCGACTTCGAGCATGCGTCCTGCATCCATTTTGAGCTTTTCGCGCTGCACAGCGGAGCGTTCAAGGAGTGCCAAGGCTTTTAGGATTTCACTGCTTTTTGCATCTCGGAGATCCTCGGCTGTAACAAGCCGCTCCATGATGAGCTGCAAGGCGAGCTGTGTCGCCGCTTCCGTCATTTCAAGCGCAGGGCCGTCCTTCCCCTCGGTCATGATTGTGCGCGCCTGTTCCTTGACGACGCGCAGCCGCTCAAGTTTAGCGAGAAAATCCTTGCCGTAGCGCCCGACGCTGCTCTTCGAGATGTCGTGTCCGCGTTCCCGGAGGTAGGCCGCGATGCCTTCATAGGTTTCTCCCGCGACCAGACGCTCATTGATTGCCTGTATGAGCTCTTTGGGCAGCTCCGTTGTGATCCGCGCGTGCTTCCTCCGGCTACCCATCGAGATCAACCCCTACATCCTGCGGAATATTTCCTTCAATCAGATCAATCCCCTTTGGCAGGAGTTTTGCAAGCTTACGCGAGACACCGAGGCATTCAGCCTCTTCGAGCGTAATATAACCCTTCTCGCGCAGATAGATCAGGTGCGTCTCTACCGCTGCGGGCGAGGTCGAATACTGCGCATCGAGCAAGATTTCAGCGATCAGTTTATCTCCCGTCTGCTGCGGATAGTTGAGCTTTAGGATCTTCATGATGCGCCCTCGAATCTCGCGCGACGCGTGTCCTTCCAGTGTGGTCATCTTTTATTTCTCACCTCCCGTAAGCTTTGCTATGTTTTTGCTGATCGAGCTGACTTCGCCCGACATGCGGTCAATCTTCGTATCCAGTGCCGAGATGCTGCGCAGGAAATCATCGCGCAAAACATACTGGAGCGGCAGACCGCTCCGAAGCGTTTCGATCTCTTTGTGTACCTCGGCGAGATGATCGCGGTTCTCTTTGACTTCCTTATTCAGCGCTGCACGAATCTCGCGCGACTGATGCAGGATGATCCCGAACATGGTCGAGCCGATGCCGATCATAACGGATGTCCAGTTAAACTCCATCAGAATCGCCTCCTAAACCCAACGCCCCAGAAGCTTGACGGGTCGAGCGGATTCATCAGCACATCGATGCCGTAGTTCCGATTCTCGTATCCGAGCAGAGCGGCAGCGCCCTCGCTTGTCGCAAGAGCACCGACGGAAAAATGCTTCGCTTGTGCCCGCGCTTTGCTCTCCGCCACCGTATTAATCAGCGGCGTAAGATCAAGTGTTGCATGTGTAGATACCTCGCTTTGCAGCTTCCCGCGCTCGAATTTTGTTGTCTCGCCTGCGATACCCGGCAGGTCGTATTCCTTGCCGTTGTATTTTACAGCGACCGTCGGCGGAGCAACGTCAATCTGCGCATCTGTTCGCTCACGGACACGGCTGCCGTCAGCAGCTGTAACATATTCCTTTTCAACATAGGAGACTGCTGCGGACGTTTTCGCCTCTGACGTGACTTCGATCGGCTTTTCGTCTGTGCGTCCGCGAAGGCTTTCATAGATCGCGATCTGCTCCTGTGCAAGAGCAAGCTCGCGCTTCAGTGCATCGATCTGCGCCTCTTTCCACGCGATAACAAAGAGCGCTGCGATGAGCAGCATTGTCAAGGCAGTGAGACTGGTTGCCGTAGGAGACTCCCGCAGTCGGTCGTATACACCTCTTACGCGGGCTGCAGCACGCTCTTTCCAGTCCATCTTACGCGCCCTCCACCAACGCCTCGAGCGCTTCGGCGCATTCGTTTTCAAAGCGCCGATACAGTCCGTACCGGCAAGATGCAGCCGTCCACTCCGGCGTTTTGCACACATCGAGATAGATCGCGCGGATCAGGTCGTAGTCAAAGCGCGGATCATCCACATACGAGAGATTCGGATAACCGCTGTAATCATTGCGAGCCTCGTTATACATACAGTGACATGCCGTCTCAAACATCTCGACAATGTAGCCGGTGCCGTACTGGACAGCACGGCTCCAGATCACATCCTGCATGACGTGCGTATGCTTATCCGCATCGAAGCCCGCGCGGCGGAGTGCATCCACCGCCGGTAGATAATAGGCGTAGCAGATATAGTCATGCTGCATCTGTGCAAAGCCGTCCTCATCCACCCGCGCGATCTCGCGCCATACCTGATCAAAGTCCGTCGATGCGATCGGGAACTGTCCGAGGGTGCGCCCATAGCTCGCATAGGTCTCGTTTGCCGAGAGGCGCACTGCCCAATCAAGGAAGCTGCGCACACTTCCCATGCGGCTCGAAAGCTGATACCGCCCGTAACTCTTGCCGCCCGGATCATCTCGCCCGGACGAGATCGTTGCAGGGCTCCCGCTCGATTCATATTTTGCGCTCAGATCTCCAAGCATTTGTTTTTCCTCCCCGTTTTCTTTTCACGCTGCGGTGCAAGGGATTAAAACCGCACCGCATTATTAATGTACTTGTCGACCACCTTGCCGCCCGTGGAGAGCGTTGTTGTTGTCGCCGCAAAAACCGCATAATGCGGCCAGTCCTGACCCGTAAAGAGCAGCCAGAGCGTCACGAACACAAAGAGGACGAACAGGCCGAAGGTGATCGTCGCGAGGAGTGACGGCCGTCCGTCGGGCCCATAAATAAGGTCGCGGATAAAGTGCAGCACAAAGAGCACTGCGTTTTTTACGTACTCAATCATATTTTCCACCTCCCGTAAAAAGAAAAATCGTACCGAGTTTTCTACTCGATACGATTCTATAAAAAATTTTCCGCACGTTATATCTGCACGGTTCAAAGATTCTCTGTAGGAGGGAAAAGGCTGATCTGGTTCTTTTTCCAGTTGCTTTCCGCAGCGATCTCATAGATGCTGCGCTCGGAGAGCTCGAACCTGCGCGCAAGCTCTTTGTGGTTCCGTCCGTTAAAGAGCTTGCCGACGGCACGCCGTTTCGCCGGAGCGATCAGATTCTCATACTTTGGGATGTAGAGCGACGTGCCGCCGTAGAGCCTGCATAGCTGCAAGAGATTTACAAGCCCGAGCGACGCTGCGAGTTCCTGCCACTGCGGCGGCAGGTCTTCCGGCGCAATCTCATCCATCAGCGCGCGGATGTCTTCGCCGTTCATGGCGCCGCCCTGCGTGCCATCGCCTTGAGGCATTCGATCATCTTGTTTGCCTCGCCGCGCGTCTGCGGCCACGCCTTTTTGATCACGCGCTTGCAGAGCTTTTGCTGACCGGCGGTATCAATGCCGAGGGCGGTGTAGAGACTCTCGATCTTGCTCGTCTGCCACGGCCCGATCAGCGCCCCCGCGTCATGCTGCCGCTTCGGTCGCCCTGTAAAAGCAGGAGCCTTGAATCCGATGCGGGCAAGATATTTCATGAGGCGGGAGAACCCCGCCTGTGTCACATCTTTTGCAGATTCCGCGCCTCCATAGAGCGAGAGCACCGCCCGATAGTTCCCGTCGTCAAGCCCGAGCTCCCGCTTTGCCACATGGAGCAATGCGATCTGCTTCGGACTAATCTTCTGCGCCTTCCACATTTGATTCGCCCTCCTTGCGAGCGTTGAGCGTGAGGCTCAGCGTCTCTTCAATCGAGACCGCCTTGCGAACCTCGTCCAGATCAATGAGATCGAAATCGAAGAATCGTTCAACAAGCTGACGATTCTTCTCGTTGTGGATCGCATCCAGTTCCTCCTCGCGTGCGCCGTTGACGCCGACAGATGCGAGCAGAGCCTTGTCCTTTGCATAGTCGCCCTTGAGTTTCTTGAGAAGGAGCTTGCGCGTTTTGTCGTCATCAACCCCCATCTCGACGAGGATCCCGTTAATGTCGTGCGCCCCATAGTCGTCCTTGACGAGCGCGATCAGAGCGTCGCGGAATTTTGCCTCGAGCTCGTATTTGATGTTCTGCTTGCGTACGATCTTATCCTCTACGAGCATCGAGCCGTCGAGAGCTGCTGCAAGGCGGGAATAGTTGTCGATCTCCAGCTTTGTCTTATAGGTCGTCTCGGCGCTGCCATAGAGCGATTCGTAGCGGACATAGCGGAGATTTTTGTTCTCCATCTCGCGCAGCGCCATCGACTGAAGCTTCGCTTTGATTTCATCCAGCGACTTCTTCCGGTCGCGGATCTCGTTATCAAGGGTAATCGCCCGGCTGATCAGTGCAGCCGCCTTATTCGGCTGCGTGTCAATAACCTCAAACATGCTGCTCCGCCTCCTTCTTCATCCGATTGATGCAAGTGCTGCACACGAACCGTCCTTCATACATAATGAGATCATGGTCGCTCTTGCAGAACAGGCAAAACCCGCGCGCGCGATGCAGGACGATATCCCCTTTGTCGGTGTAGCCAATATCCATAACCTCACCGGCTTCCAGCCCAAGCTCGCGCCGCAGATGCGCGGGAATCGTAACGCCGCCTGCGCGGCTGATCTTCTTCTGATTCAGCATTCTGATACTCCTTTCTCATCCGACACCTCGCGCCATCCGCGCGCAGCGGCATATGCGTCAAGTTCCGCCTGTGCCTCCTCGGCGCTGTCCCGCACATCAAACTGACGGCAGGCGTGGAAACTCTTCTTCCCGGCCTTGCAGTAGAATGGCTTGAACGTATTTGCCCGCAGTGTCTCACGCACTGTATAGCGCCATCCGCGCCCGTCTTCATAGATTTTTCGCATATTTATATCCCCTTATCAATTCTTCATACACCGTTTTCAGCCGCTCATAGCTCTTCGACTGCTTCCATTTTTCTGCATCGTCGGGTTCATCCCCCAACACGGAGACGGCGCTCTTTGCAGGAAGCCCGAGCTTCATCCGCTCACGCTCCGAAACGATGAGCATAAAGGACTTGTGGCAGGAACTGACCGGGAAACTATACACCCTGCCAAAACTTCGCTGCCGAAAATAGAAATGAACAGCACACGTCAGCGCTTCGCCTCGCTCGCATACAACCATCAGCACGCCTCCGGTGAGATAATCACCTGCCGCGCCCGAATGATGTCATCCATCCCGATCGCGCGCTTCGCATCGTTGGCGAGCATCCACGCAAACAGGAACAGCTTCGTCATGACACGCAGCGCTCCCGTCCCGCGTGCGATGCGGTGCAGTTCCGTGAGGCAGTCCTTATCCATCTCTACGCCGTTCTGGAGGACGATCTTCTTTACATCCTCCAGCGGCACCTTCGCATCGAGCGCGATCCGCACCGCACGCGAGAAGAACTGCCCCGTGAGCGTCTTGTTCTGCTCCGTGATGATATCCATGATCGCGGGATTGCCGACAAGGATCAGCGGCACCTCCGTGATGTCGTGGATGCGCCGCAGCGTCTCAAGCGCCGAGAGCCGGAGAAAATGAGCCTCGTCAATGATGATCGCCCGATTCGAGCCCTTCAGGATCTGCACGATTGACTTTTCAAGTGCCTTGTTGCGGCCGGTCTGCTTCTTGCCGATCGCCTCGAGGATCTCTTCCATCACGTCGCGCCCGTTGTGGATATTCGGGCTCGCCGTGAAAAAGATACTGTTCGGATGTCCATCGACCCATTTGTTCACCGTCACCGTCTTGCCGATGCCGGGCGCGCCGTAAATGCAGATGATGTCGTTGCGGTCGTTCGCGTACTGGAGGCCGAACATCATCTGCTGCATCACAGCCGTCTCGACAATATCCGGCTCCTTGACTGCCGTCACCGCGCCCTCGCGGCTCTCCTCGGTGTCAAGCACGGCGGCGATCTTCTGTGCAACGAGATCCACGCGCCCTGCATAGCGTCCCTTGAGGAACGACGAGAGTGCGCCGCCTGAGATGCCTGCCATCTTCGCAAACTGCTCGCGGCTGACCTCCTTATGTGCAGCGAGATAATCCTCTACGCGGCGGATCACATTCGCCGTCTCTGCATCCATGTTGACTGCTTCTGCTGTCATTAGGTTTTCCTCCTCTTTTCGATCTTCGCCCTTGCCATAATTGCAAATGGGCTCACATCATCCGTTCCCGTCGCCTGCATCGCCTGTACCGATTCCTTGCCGGTCTTTGGCAGAGCCACAAGCTCAACCACCTTTGAGGGCTTCACGTCAGCAGCATTGCCTCCGCAGATACGGTACAACTCGGTAATATCTGCGGGCGTGAGCGGCTGCGCGTTCTTCGCGGTCTGATACGACGGATGCGCGACAACCGCTTTGCGCTCGCGCGCCTTGCGCGCCTGTTCGGCGTCAAGCTCTTCCGCTGTCGCCGCGATTGCCGGGAGCGGCGTGATGCGCTCCGCCTCGCCGAGGTAGCGGTCGTTTGTATCGTAGAGCCAGACATGATCGGGATCCTCGTCGCGGTAGCGGATATAGACCCGCTTGCCCTTTATGAGCGCCATGTCCGGATGATAGTATTCCGCCTTGCGGAACGTGATGCCGTTGCGCCCGATGCGGAACGGATTCGTCGACCGCATGAAGTAAAGCCGCATCACATCCGCATCTGCCGTCCGCACGGGCAGGCGCGTCCGCATATAGGTCTCGTCCGGGCATTCGCCCGCACGCCCCTTGCCTTGCGAGACGGTCTTGTTAAACACCGTGCGGATCCAGTCGCCGAAGACGTTGCGGAACTCATCGAGCCCCATGCCGTACTTCTTCGGATTCTTCAGCCGCTCCTCCAGCACGTCGGGGCGCTCGTCCTGATTGCGCCCGCAGTAGGTCGGGAAGAACTTCGAGAACCGTTCGACAACCTCCTTAAACGCGCGTTCAATGACCTTTGCACGCGCGTTTTCGACGATCGCCCAATGCGTTTTTACATCGAGCCGATCCATCAGAGAGCGTGCCATCTTGCCCTCGGCAATGAGCGCCTCCTTGTCCTCCTCGGTGATCGGATTGCCGCGATGCCCGCGCCCTGCGAATTTCGCCGAGCAATAGTCCCGCCCGTTGTCGATATAGATATGACGGGGGAGGCCGATCGCAGGATCGAGTGCTGCATTCGCAAATGCGGCAATGATCTCATCCGTACATGGCGAGAGATTGATTGTCCAGCCAACGAACTTCCGGCTGCGCATGTCCAGCCATGCCGTCATCCACGGGCGCACCCACTTCGGCTTTTCCGCCGTCCCGGCATTGATGAACAGATCAAGGATGTGATGATCCCCGACGAACACCTCGCCCGCGCGGATGCTTTCCGGATCCCGGCGCGTGAACGTCTGGATGTCATCCATATACTTCTTGTCGCCGAACCTGCGCAGCGTGCGCACCGCCTCCGGAATATCCTCCTTAACCATGCGCGCGATTGTCGCACGTGAGGGGATCGTCCAGCCTTCGAGCCGTGCCTTGCGGTCAAGCAGGATATAGCAGTCGCCGACGCTCGGCTGCGACTCTTGCAGGTATTGCGCCTGAAAGAATTCCCATGCCGGCGCATCGATGCTGCGCTCTCCCTTGCGTTTCCCATATTGCGGCAGCAGTCCCGAGAGACCGTCCGCACGATGCTTTGCTTGCCAGTTGTAGAGCGTTGACTGCGAGATGCGCGCCTCCGGATGTGCTGCGTTCCATTGTGCAAGGAATGTGCGCGTCAGCTCCGTGCGCTTGCCCGGTGTCGCGATATATGCCTCATACTCCTTCAGCGTCCGGTAGCGTTCGTTTGCCGCAGCACGCGCGGCGGCGTCTGCACGGTCATAGGCGGAGGCGGCGGGGCGTTCCGGCTCGTCGATGATATTGTGCTGCCGGAGATACGCCGACTGCGCCGCCTCCGGCAATGCCGCAAGGCGGATCATAATCATCTTACCGCCTCGGCCATAGCGCCCATCTACGAATTCTAGGTCGCCGTAGCGTCCCGCCATCGCATTTTTGCGCACCGCACGCTCGCCGATCGCGAGCAGCTCCGCCGCCTCCTTGACCGTCAGCAGGTAAGTACGCTGCTGCATGGCGTCACCCGCTTCCAGTCCGGCGGCAGCGCGAGTTCCTGCACGGCGCCCCGCCCGACCTGATATGTCACCTTATCCGGCTGAAGTGTCATGCGGACGGCGGTCTCGCCGACCTGACACCTGACCTTGCGCACGCCGCCGACGCGCGATTCAATGTATGTCATCATCTTGATGTCCCTGTACCTTTCTAAGCTCGCGCGTGAGCGCCATATGCTTCTTGCGCGCCGCTTTCTCCACCGCCTGCAATCGTCCGATCTCCAGATAGTACACATCCTCGGACTTGATCATCCGGCACCCGGCGGCAGCCGTCAGCACCTCGAGCGGTGTATAGTCCTTCACGATCCGGCAGAACGTCGGCAGATACTCGGCGGGCATTCGATAGCCCTCCTTACTCTCCGCTGTATAGGCGTTCAGCATGGATTCCGTGATCTCTGTCCCGAGCATCTCGCTCATCTGCCCTGCGATCGCATAGCGTTTCATTCCGCTGCCCTTGATCGCCTCTGCAATCGACTCCTTCATTCGGAGTGTCAGTGGTTTTGTCTCCGCAGCGTAATCCGGTCGTCTAAACTTGCTGGGGTTGATTTCCTCGATGAGGTCAAAAAGGCTCATCTGATTTTCATTGGCCTCGGCAGTCTTATGTTTACGTTTTGCCATTGCCACACCTCACAAAAAACGGTATACTATAAATTAAGTTACTTTTCCTTATCCCTTTTAACCAAAAGCCCTTATGCGTAAAAGGCTTTTGCGTGCGTAAAAAGGGCAGGTAAAAGTACTTTCAGCATGAGCCGGCGGTCTTGTCGCCAAACAGTTGCGCCGCTCATGCTGCCTTAAAAACCTGATCCATCGGTCTCCCGATAATCTCCGCGATCCGTTCCTGTATCCGCCGGCTCTTGCTTTTGCCGTAGATAACATAATGGATCGCCGGATGCGATACGCCGAACTCTTGCGCAATGCGCCGCTGCGTGTATCCTTTTTTTCGCAGGAGACTGATGATGCGATCTCCGGTCAACGTGCTCACCTCCTAAAAAAACATCTTTGATAGATTCATCTTCTCCGATAATTTCGTATCACAAGAAGAGAATCGCATAGACGGCGTATGCCGCCAGTGCCATTGCGGCACCTTTAACGGCGCCGTCAATCAAGAGCCCATACAGGAACACCAGAGCAACAAGCACCGCGAGCATAGCGATCGCCCCGATGCAGAACGTAACCACCGCTCTACATCGCCGCGCAATCGCTCGAATAACCTCCAT